GCTCTCGCAAATATCGGCGAACAAGCCGTACTCAACAAAGAAATCTACTGCCAAGGCTCCGCAAATGCGGCTCAGGACGCCGCTGCCTTTGGCTATCAAGAACGCTTCGCGGAATACCGCTACAAACCCAGCTCAATTACTGGAAAAATGCGTTCTCAGTATGCAACTCCGCTGGACTACTGGCACTTGGCTCAGAAGTTCACGGCACTGCCTACGCTCGGAACGACCTTCATTCAGGAAACCCCTCCTATTGATCGTGTCGTAGCTGTGAACACTGAGCCTCAATTCTTCTTTGATGCTTACTTCGATCTAAAATGTGCCCGTCCTATGCCGACTTATTCGGTACCGGGCCTTATAGATCATTTCTAAAAATAAAGGGCCCCTCCGGGGGCCCTTACGCCCCTGCGGGGCAATGAAAGGCAACATGCATATGGACTGGACAACCTTAGTACTTCTGATCCTAAATACTGCAATCACCTTTCTCACAAATCTCGACGTTAATAAAAAACGTAACCAAACAAGGGAATCTGACTAATGGGCTTCTGGGACGGCCTCGGCTCCTCCGTAATCGGGGGCCTCTTCTCAATGGGCGGCTCAATGATGGGCGGCGCCTCTTCCGCGGAAGGTATCCGCGAAATGAACGCCGCAAACGAGCGAATCGCTCGAGAAAATCGCGACTTTCAGGAGCGCATGTCAAATACCGCCCATGAACGCGAAGTTAAAGATCTTCGCAACGCTGGCCTCAACCCCATTCTCTCCGCTACAGGGGGCTCCGGGGCAAGCTCCCCGGGCGGTTCAACCGCAACTATGCAAAACACAAAAGAGCAGTCCTCAATTATGACTGCTCAAGCGGCGAATCTCGCCGCAAATACGGCAAAAGCTCTTGCCGAAACAAACACTGAAAAAACAAAGCAGGTGCTCAATGACAAAACTTCTGCTCGCATTGAGGGGGGAACATTCCCCGGAACTGATATTCCCAACGCTACAATCGCTAAATATCTCACTAGCGCCAAATCTGCTTATAGCTCTATCAACAAATTCACAAAACGAACTGCTGATATCGCCATCTCTGGCCCTTTCGGCGCGTTCTCCAAACAAAAAGGATAAACTAAAATGATAACTGCTCGAAATGAATACATGGACCGCCCTGCTCTTGCTTCTGATCTCACCTTTGAAGGGGATAAAGGGGTAACTAAGCAGGCCGACTTAAAGGACTGCGACATCAACGGAATCTTCAAAAAATACGAAAAATACGGGCAACTGCCCGAAATGATCGTCAAAGACGGTCGCTATGGCGACTTCTCCGAGGTTCCTGATTATCAGGAAGCTCTTAATATCGTATCAACCGCGAACGAGCAATTCGACGCTTTAGACGTCGAACTGCGTAATAAGTTCGCAAACGACCCGGCGAAATTCCTCGCCTTCGTAACTGATCCTAAAAATATCGACGAAGTCGAAAAAATGGGCTTTCTCAAGCCCGAGGTCGTAAAAGCGCGCCAAGATGCGCGCGATGAGGCTTACCGCCTGAAGGCGGCCGAAAAACCAGCACAGTAACCTACTTGATGTAACTGTGCTGACTGACACCAAAAGGGGGAAAAAATGCTAGAGGAACAAAAAGCAAGACTCAAAAATCGTATTCTCACATGTGAAAACGAGCAAAAACTAGCAAAAATACGGCTCCGCTCCAATTGTCAAGATCTAAAATTCTGGAAAAACGAAAAACAAGCCGCCCAGTATGAACTGGCCGGCATGCAAATGGAACTTAACCTACGCTGTTCAAGCTGCGGAGACTAAAATGAAATTCAGAAAACAACTGGGCAATAAGCGGTCGAAGAAAATGTTCTCGAAAACCGCTGGTGCGCAACATGTGCACCCCAAAAATGCCACAGTAATGCCGATGCGTGGCGGTATCCGCGCTTAAAAGGCGCGTATGCCCTGCTACCATCCAATATCTGCGTGGCAACTCTTAAACGTCAAGACTGCCAACGGGAAACCTACAATCTCGTTCAAAAACCCCTATGCCAAACCCTCACCCGGAAGGGTGGGAATACAGGTACCCTGTGGTCAATGCATAGGCTGTCGTCTAGAACGCTCTCGCCAATGGGCGATTCGATGTGTCCACGAAGCTTATGGACACGAAGAAAATGCGTTCATAACTCTCACCTACTCTCCTGAATACCTCCCCTCTGATGTCAGTCTAAAAAAAAATCACTTCCAAAAATTCATGAAACGATTGCGAAAAGCAATCTCTCCAAAAAAAGTCCGCTTCTTCCATTGCGGCGAATATGGCGAAAAAAATGCTCGCCCTCATTATCACGCATGCCTCTTTGGCTATGACTTCCCCGACAAAATCCATTACACAACGCGCGACGAATGTCCGCTTTATATCTCACCAATGCTACAAAAACTATGGCCGCAAGGCTTCTCAACTGTCGGAAATGTAACCTTCGAATCTGCCGCTTATGTGGCTCGTTACATTACAAAAAAAATAACCGGCGATCTCGCCGAAAAACATTACAACGGGCGCCAGCCCGAATATACAACCATGTCTCGCCGTCCCGGGATCGGCAAAGACTGGTATGACTCCTTTTCTGCTGACGTATTTCCTTCTGATGAAATCGTCCTTCGAGGCAAAATAATGCATCCTCCCCGCTTCTATGACAAACAACTTGAGGCACAAAATCCACAACTCTATGAAAAAATAAAGCTTGACAGAAAAGCTCAAGCTTTAAATAATGCTGCCGATAACACAACGCGTAGGCTCGTTGCAAAAGAACAGTGCAAAATCGCACAGTTCAAACTATTAAAAAGGGGACTCGAAAATGAAACATAAAATCTTCAACGTATACGACTCAAAATCTGAGGCATGGGGCATGCCTCTCTTCTACGATTGCCGCGCAAATGCACTGCGCTCTCTCACCGAATGCGTAAACGCAACTGGCGATGAAAAAAACCAAATCGCAAAATATCCCGCTGACTTCTCCATGTTCGAAATCGGCGAGTACAATCAAGAAAATGGTGAATTCACCATGTACGAAGCAAAAGTCAATCTCGGTACTGCAATCGAATACAAAAAAGCGGAACTCGTTCCGCAAAACTAAGGAGTATCAAAAATGCTAAGCTTCCCCTCCGGCAATCAACCATCTGTTCTTACAAGCGGTCACACATTTTCACAAGTCCCAAAAGCCGATATCCAGCGATCACAATTCAACAGATCGCACGGCTACAAAACCGCGTTCAACAGTGGCTACCTAGTCCCCGTCTTCGTGGACGAGGCTCTACCGGGGGATAGCTTCAATCTTAAAATGCAGACGTTTGCACGTCTCTCAACTCCTATTGTCCCGTTTATGGACAATCTCTATATGTTCTCCGCGTTCTTCGCGGTGCCCTATCGTCTCGTATGGGCAAACTTCAAAAAATTCTGTGGCGAACAAGCCACAACTGCTGCCTCAACGGCCTTCACTCTTCCGGTCTTCACCGCTTACTCCCCTGCTGCTGAATCCCTCTCTGACTATATGGGCATTCCTATTGCTGGGGCAACAACTCCACTTGGCGCTGGAGGCACTCTTACGCATCACTGCCTCTTTCACCGCGCCTACAATCTGATCTGGAACGAATGGTTCCGCGATCAAAATCTTCAAGACTCTGTCAAAGTCGGGTCCACGGCTGCTCTAGACGATGGCCCTGACGCTATCGCTGACTACGTCCTCCTCAAACGTGGCAAACGCCACGATTACTTTACGTCCTGCTTGCCATGGACGCAAAAAAACAACACCGGCACCGCTGTCTCTGTCGGACTCTCGGGCACTGCTCCGCTCGTCCGTCCCACAAACGCCACTCCTAGCTGGAAAGCTTTCCATGGTGGCGCTCAAACTCAACCTGGTGCCGCTGCTATCAATACTGACGGCGCCGGCGGCGTCGTCTCTGGTGGCACAGGTCTTACCTTCGAACCCGGTGCCTCCCTCTACACCGATCTTTCCGCTGCTAGCGGAATCACAATCAATGCTCTTCGTCTGGCTTTCCAGACACAAAAAATGTATGAACGTGACGCTCGTGGCGGCACTCGCTATCGCGAAATCATACAATCTCACTTCGGCGTCTTAGACCCTAATGACGCTCGACTCCAACGCCCGGAATATCTCGGCGGCAACACAAGTCCAATCATGCTCACACCTGTACCTCAAACCTCTTCAACTGCTGGTGCTCTCGCTCAAGGACGCTTATCTGCCGTCGGTATCTCTCAATCCCGGGCTGGCTTCGTAAAATCCTTCTCGGAACACTGTCTATTGATCGGTCTCGTCTGCGTCTTCGCAGACCTCAACTACCAAACGGGCCTCAATCGCATGTGGTCGCGTTCTACGCGCCTCGACATGTACTGGCCCGCTCTCGCAAATATCGGCGAACAAGCCGTACTCAACAAAGAAATCTACTGCCAAG